CTAATAGGCTAATCTATTCCCTGAATCAAGGGCACCGTGAGTCGGATCTTCCAACTTCCATACCGTTTGATTCTGTGCTGGTGAAACCTCAATGGCTGTAGTCCATTCGAGCTTTGCACCGTTGATACTTATACTCTCTTCGATATACTCCACAAACCCGCTTAGTTCCCCGGCAACTAGGCCGTTCTCAAGAGCTAGCGAACCATGAAGATGATCCGAGATTCTTACTGCCTTGCAAAACTCTGCCGTAGCATCGTTGGCCGTATAGTTGAATATCAATTGATCAAACCTCGGGTAAGGTTTGCCATTGGTTGCAACCAACCATTGAGCTGTGTAACGGCTGACGTCCGGATCAGCTGAAATAAATGTCGCGCTGTAAGTATACCTACCGTACTGATTGAGTGAGTCTGCATTAACAGCCCTACGGGTAGGCATTCCATCGTCAAGCTCATCAACATGAACAGACTGAATGATTGCCTCATTGATTATCTTGGTGGCATCGGGACCACCCTTTAATCCTTCATCCGTCTCAGGCTGTATGTCCTGACCAACACCTATCGACCATGATTGGTTACTATCGCCGCCGTTATTGAATCTCTGTTCCTTGTTCTCATAGATCATCTGACCATCATTACCGGCGAATATCTGACCGCTAATAGTTGTGGCAACATCACCCAACAATTCAATGGGTGTAACACCCCCTGACCATGAAGGAGTTTGTAACCTATGCAAAGATTCAGGGGTATTGCCGTCTCTTGTTCTGACAATAGGAGGTATACCCGGCTGGTGAGCAAGGTCAAGGATATGTTCAATTCTTAGCTTCTCACTTTCCCGGCTACGTAATCCACTACCTGAGCGCCAATGTTCCAATATCTGACTGTCTGATAGTTGATAGTCGAACATCTCAAAGTGCCCTATGTGACCATTGAACGGATACTGGACACCCCCGTTTATATTCATGTTGAACTGTCCGGCTTTGTATAAACCACCTATATGAGTCTCGTCAAAAGACCAGTCAAACAAGCTGAAGCTTTCGACCAATGAGCCATCAAGGTAAATCCGGGTATTCTCACCATCAGTGGTTATTACTATGTAGTGCGGCTGATCATCCGTATCCAAGTCAGAGGGATTTGTGTAAATTCCATAGCTCCAAATACCTGCTTCAAATCCTCCCGAGGTCAGTCGAGCAAAGGCACCCCTTAATGAGTTTAGTTTGCTGTCCAGTTGTCCGAAGATTATTTCGGCAGAACCTGACGATATGACTTCCGAATGCTTGAACCAAGCACCGATTGAAAAGCCACGTCCAGGACTCGGATTGATTGCGCTGTCTTTCAATCTGATTATCTGACCAGAATAAATACTTCCCGATGGTGTGAACTTATAAGAACCACCTTCATTGTCTGATAGTCCGGCTAATGTCACACCCGAGTCATACTCTGCACCCCAACCATCAGGAGTGCCACGAGTGTAAATCTCAGGTTCCGTAGCGATTCGACCTGCATAGTCCGAAATAACATCGTCGTTAAGCGGAAGATAAACAAGCGGGTCATCTTTCAATACAGCAGCACGCATCGGCGTTTCCAATGTCGCCCTAGCTAATACTCCTAGATTGTCGTAGCAATCAAGATTGATTGAGTAGAAACGCATATCATCTATCGCCATACTTCTATAATCATCATTGCGCTTATCCACTCGACCGGTGAACCTGACATTCTCATATTCACCCGGCTCAAGTTCGTAACCATCCGGACCTATGTATTCATCAGAGAAGGTATATCCAATCTGATATGAACCATGATCCGGAAAGGTGAAGACCAGTGCGAATGTCCACGCACGCCAAGGAACATCCGGAGCAAGCATGTCAATCGAGATGGTCTCACCTGGCGCATTAGGCATGTCGAGTGTGATAGCGGTATCCCAAGCTATCAAGCCTTTGTATCCACGTGCGGAAAAGATATTCAATACCGAGTCACTGTCTACTGACGTGTCACGGCCATTGCTTCCAATCCATACACCCTGTACCTCAGTGCCAATCGGTAAGTCATATCCGGCATAGGTGATGTCAGCCAAGTATCTAGTTCTAGTTCTTCCCGAGTGCTGCCACCTGAAGACCCTACGAACATCATTCGTCTGATCATTGCCATATGACAGGTAAATACTTGAGTTATCCTCAGGCACTTCAACGTCATAAACCGTTGTTCGTGTGAGCGTCGATTCATCTACCGTAGATACGGCATTCAATCCAACCGGAACACGTCCAAAAGTGATGTCATCTATGTAGACAACACAGATGTCAGAGCTAGACCCCTGCACTCTGAGAGATAGCGCAATGGCGGTTGCATCGTCAGGAACATCAAGGTCCCAAGTGTATTCCGCCCAATCTTCTGATATAACCACCGGAGTAAATGCGGTATAACCCGCCGTTATCAACTCATGGTTGTACTTGTATGCGAGCTGAATATTTGTAGCTGAAGCATTGGCACGCTTAGCCATTATCGAGAATCTGAACACCCTTCCCGATTCAACCCATAAGGGATATAGCGATGTACTCCTACTAAGAATCCAACTGCTTGACGTGAAGGTGGTTGCTTTCGTGACACTTGCGAATCTCATACCCGACGGCGCACCGGCTGTATTATCCGTCTTGTGAACAACAGTCGCACCACTACCCACTGAAGTAATGTTCTTCAATGCCAGGTGGTCGATATCTTCCAATGTTCCCAAGCGCTCGAACTGATTATATTCTCTTACATCCTCCGTTCCTGATGTTTGGTGAACAGCAAAGGCGTCCATAGACAAATCATATCCAGCAGCACCGAATGTCATAATGACCATTGCTCCATAAACATTCGTCGGCGCTGTCCACGTTCCTGAATACTTTGTCCACCCGGCGCTTGCGGCAATTACCGTTGTCCATATAGTCGTGGTTACTGAAAACTCGTCCCTGACTAGCATGTTGACAGTGGATGCTGTAGCAATCCTATTCCTTATGTAGACAGAAAAGTTATAGGTAAAGCCGGGCTCAACGGGAATATTGAAGTGCGTTCCCGATGCACCGAAGTACAGCGCATGTGTTCCCGATCCTGCCACTTCTGTTTGCACTCTTATACATTGAGCACCATTGATCGACTCGGTAGTAATAACCGAGGGATTGATTCGCACATCAAACATGTGATTAGGAATCGTCGCAGTGGTAAATGTATCCATGTTGTATATTCCCGGCGCTCTAATCAAGCTAGCCTGATCACGTAGGACAGTGTCAGAGCCGATGGTGTTCTGTGGATAATCCTTGATTTTGAACTGGTTACCCGGCAATGCCACACGTACCGGTGTAGCGGCATCTGGCGCACGTGAATACAAGTCGTCAACCGCAAACGGCTTCAATGCTGTTCCATTGGCAAGTTCATATGCCTCATCATAAGCGTGAAGCATGAACTTGGAAAACCTTATTGTCTTCACAAAACCTGAGAGTGGAACAAATATGTCAGAGCCGATAGAGGCATAAGCAGCATTTGCCGGTGCCTGAACAATCCCATGAACCCTTTGTTCCGTAGTCGGGTTGATGACAAAGTCGTTATGGAATTCGTCAGAGCTGATGAATCCACCCGACTTTGTAAGCCAATAGATTTTACCGATCATAGGATAGTTCGAGTCATGTGCGGTAATCTCTTGGACAGCCATGCTCGCAACATATTGTTTATGTGGCGTGACCTTTGCGCAGTATTCGAGGTCCGGCCCTAATCGCCAATCCATGATATGAGTGTCATATGACTGATCAAATTCGACTCGACCTATCCCAGTAGGGCCGACAAAAGTCATGTCAACTTCAGGGAAGATTGTCAATGACTTTTCATCTTCATGCAAGTAATCCAGGCAAGCCCTAGAGAATCCGTTGACATAATCCGAATCGTCATAGTTTAAAACATATGAAATGTCATCGCGGTCAATATCAATATCAATCGCCGCACTGCCCGGAGTAAACTCCGCGCGTTCTGAATCCCTACCGCGAGATATTCTTATGTTCCTGACATTGTCTACAGACCCGTATGCAGGGAAGGCCCATACCGCCGAATTCTGCTTATCTATTTCCACCCTTAAATCATCGCTCATTGCTCCTCCTTCAATAGGGTAGGGCACCCCTTATGAGATGCCCCGTCCGCCCGTTCTAATATTCGTTCTTCTAACTAACTTCTGTTCAATCTTTCTGATGACGCTATCCGATATGTCTTCAGGGCTACTCGAACTGCTATTGATGGTGATGTTGATTGACCCAACACTTGTTGAGCTAGAGCCAGCATTCATCGGAACATCCGACAATGTGGGCACGCTCGACATAGCAAGTGGCCCAACACTGCGCATCATCCCGAGGAAGTCTTTTACTTCGTCGGCTGTTTGCACATAACCACTCTTGCTAGGCCAGATCATTTCCATACCTTCTTCACCAACGACAGTCGGCATATTGGGTTTCATGTGTCCACCCTTGGCTTTAAACTGCATACCCGTTGGCCTACCTCCATAGTAAGAGGTATAGACATCGTTGTTTACCCGTACCGTAACCGTCTTGCTGTGGATGTTCTGCAATTTATTGATTGCCTCTTGTAGAGGCCAGTTAGCATAATCATTCATACCAAGAACAACAGTCTTGCCACCCGGTAAATTAATAACCGCTTGACCTGTCTCATTGATGCGTGCTGTCACACCTGCTGCTTGCAGTTGCGTTGCATTCATGTTCCTTACCGCATTGAGCAGTGAAGGTGAAAGGTTGCCGTTGTTGGCCGCTGCAAGATTCAACGTCTCTCGTGTTGCTGCTTGCATTGCCAATTCACCGCGCTTGGTTTCATTGGTGCCTGTGTATGTCGCTGCTGCCAGTTGAGCCGCAGAATTGATCTGATTTAGTTGTGCTCTTTCCAATGCCCTAGTTGCGTCTGCCGCTTCCTCTGACGTAGCGCCATTGGTAGCGATAGTTTCCGCCAACTTCTTTTGAGCATCGGCTGTTGCATTGACTGAATCTCGATAAGCAAGATCAGAACCAAGCATTGCCATCTGTTGATTGAACTGCTCAATCAACCTTTGCGTTGTTGTCTTGATTGCTTCCGCTGCCAGTCTTTGAGACTCGGCTGACTTATCAGTCTCGGCACGTAAAGCCGCACCTGCAATCTGAGCCTCTACTGAGGTAGCGCCATGTTTTTCTATGGCTTCATTGAGATTGACATGAGCCAACTGCACACCAGTCAAAGAGCCTTTGATCTCGTCATAGCTCTTACGTGATGCGTCAATGGTTGCATTGTTGGTGTCGATCTTCTCATGCAAATCCCTGATCTCTTTTGCAAAAGTACCGGCTGCTTTACCGGCTCCCTTTTGTTGACGCTCAAGCTCATTCAATTGAGTCTGGTATTTAGTGTTCTCTGCAACGAGGTCATTAATTTTCTTCCTCGCGTTGTCAGCTTCGTTACCACCTTTAATCAAAGACTCGGCTAGGGTTCCACCTCTCTTAGAGGCTTCTTCCATGCTCTTTGATGACTGTTCCCAAGCAAGGGCAAAGACGGTAACGGCAATACCGACAATCGGTAGTGACTTGCCTAGACCCGTAAGGATCGTTCCGACTTTACTACCCGCCGTAGCCACCTTCTCACCAGCATTAGCCGAACCTGTCAAAGACTCGGTTAGTACACCAGCGGATAGAGCTACGTTTGACACTCGGGTTGAGACACCCTGCAAGCTTGCCGCTATCGCGCCACCTGCTGACATGAATGCCCAAGCTGCGCCTAGCGCTTTACCAGCGGTAGCCGCTACCAGCATGGATGCCGCAACGGTGCCTAGGACGCCCGCGAACGGCTCAAAAGCCTTAAGCAGTGAACTCACTACGCTCAGAGCTGCTGTGACGGCTGTGCCTAGTACGGGCAACGCTCCATCAGCGAGTGATGAGAGCGAACTAGTGACTTGAGAAATGATCTCTCGAATCTGACCAAAGTTGCCCTCAAAGGCATTCGCCAATTTGGCAAGGATTGATCCGGCAAAACCAAGCACCGTTTGTATGATTCGACCTAGTTCGGTAATGAGGGTGGCGCTGCTCTTTGAGCCTGCACTGATGTTGGTAAAGAAGTCATTAAACCCTTCACCCGTATCGCCCATGAGACTGCGCATTGCCTTAAGCGGATCATAAGAACTTTCGACCGCTTTACGGAAACCAGGCATAGCGTTCTTGATGAAGTCAGAGACACCTGAACCAAGTTCTCTCAATCCGGGTTCAGCCGCTAAGAACATAGCTTCTAGATCCGGCTTGATTTCTCGTGCCGTACTTCCTAGTTCTTTTGCTATGCTTACAAAGGTATCCGCTAAAGGCGCAACTGCATCTTGCGCGATTACCTTTACATCATCCCAGAGGTCAGAGTAGGCAGACCTGACTTCTTCGTTGTTACTTAATACCGCTGCTGCTACTACACCTAAAGCAACAGGGATAGCCATTAATCCTGCTGCCACCCCTGCCCCGGCTGCCATACCTAATGCAGGCATTGCACCAAGTATCTTGGCACTTGTCTTTCCGTAAGAGCTTAATGTAGCACTAAGCTTGTCATGCGCATCTTCTGTTTCTTTGACCGATTGGGCATACTCACGCATTGCCCGTTGTCCATCTTTGGAGTCTCCAAGTATGCCAATCCTGATCCTTGCATCTTTAGCCAAGTTACATTAGGCCCCCTTTCCTCGGGATTTCTTCATTTGCTTTTGCTGCTCTTCGACTTGCTCTTTCATCTCGTCTATGTAGACGTTGAACTCAAAAGACGTCAAGTCGTAGATATCCCTTAAGTTGAACCCAAAGAATTGGGCTGCTCTAACCAAACCCTTAAGCCTTTCCGTCTGTATCGCTTTCAGGCTTTTTACGTGGGTTTCTCTTTTTCTTCTCGCCGTCTTTGGACGGCTCACTTTTTTTGTCTTCCTCCATAGCCTCTAGTTGTCTCTTGGCTAGTTCGGCAAACAACTTGTAAAGCACTAAACCGGGTAGAGCTAAAGTCTGGTCATAGGTCCAAGACTTGTCCTGTGTTCGTGCAAGAATCCAGATGAATTCCGCAGATAGTTCTTTGGTGTGTTCTCGCACGATGTTTCCGAACTCATCGGTTACATAACTCCAAGAACCATCGTCCTTGACTTCCTTCTTAGGGATTCCGGTAAATAGATCGTCATACGGATGGTTACGCACTTTCTCAAAGTGGATAATGTCACCGATGGTTACTAGGTCACCCCAACCAAAACTGAAGTTGAACCCGTTGTCAAACTCATATACTTCATGTCCTTCTGTCATTGTTCCTCCAATAAAGTAGCCCCCTATTGTGAGCCGGGGGCTAGGGCTTTAATACTGTGACTGTATGGTTTCGAGAAGCTTGTTTACTGCCTCTAACCATTTCTGTTCTATCTCCGATTTGTTAGCCCGGATAGTAGGAAATAGGAAGTAACCGGGTCCGCCTTCAAAGGCATCACTGCTGTTGTTCCCTCTCCACGGTTTGAACTGCTTGTATTTCTTAGACCCAAACTCAGCACCAAACGCATATGGTCTTGTTGTCTTCTTTAAGAAGACTGCTACTGATGATCCCGAACCACTTGCAGATAAGGCGGGAGCAGCTTTATTAGCCACTCCCCCCAAACTTGACGCCTTGGCTTTGGCAAGCTCGACAACATGTTGAGCAATGCTCTTGTTGACTTTTGCCAATTGCTTCGGTGCCTTGTCGTCCATCTGCTTTAGGTCTTTACGCAATCTGCGAAAACCATTCGCACCTATAACATAGGCAGGCATTACGCGGTTGTATCCGGAGTCAAGAGCACTACGGTAATCGGGTTGTCACCCTGACCTGAGTTTGCAGGCCAAAGAACATTACCGCTTACTGTCTGTTCCAACATCTGAATACCATCAATAGTTGTTGATGCGCTGGTGAAAGAAACTACCGGCAGAGTGATTGTCAAGGTAGACAATCCGCCACCCGCTTCAGCTTCGGTAGCAGTCCAAGTTAGGACTACTTCCGCTTGTGCGTCCGATTCCCCTGCTGCTGCAACACGTAGTTGGTCATCAAGGTCTTCAAACTGTGCAGTAAACTCAATGGTCAATTCATCGTGACCGTTCTGCTTTGGTTCTTTCTTCAAGCCGGTACCGTTGATGTAATAACGGTCTGTCTTGAGGTTCTTGTTTCCCTTTAGGCTTACGTCAATAATTTCTCTTGTCGAACCACCTACGGTTACTGAGCCTTCAAAGAACTTGAATGTTTTGACGCCCGTTGGGTAAGTCGGTGTCTGCGCTGCCAGAGGTCCGGCACCCGCACCAACATTCTCTTTCTGGAAATCAAGACCTAAGTTAAGCATTAGGAAGTTATCAACTGAGTTAGATAGTTCCCACTCGGTTACCTTTCCACCTTGATAGGTCATGATATGTGCGTTACCTTCGGAGTCATGCAACTTCTTCTGAAGTGTGAATGACTTACCGGCAGTGTCGCCCAGTTTGAATGTATGTTCTGTTACACCTAGTGCCGTCGCGCCTGTTGTTACCGAACCGAGCATGTGCTTTAGCCAGAATGCGAAACCTTGGTTATCGAATTCCAGTTCTAAGTTTCCACTTGCGCCTTTAGGATTTCTTGCAACTCTTTCAGAATTGACTGTGTATTCTCCAGCTTTGAGACCGGCTGACATGATGACATTGCTATAGTCTCCTTCAACTGTTTCACTGTTGAATACATAGAACTTGTTTACAGCTACGGGGGTTCCATAAGTTACTTCGTCTTTAGTACCCACATAGCCATCAATGATGTTTGCTATTTCAAACATCCCCTTTCTTGGTGACTTATCACCATGTCTTATTTTTCGAACATCTCTAACACGTTTCCGTCAAACCTCGCCCGACGTTGTTTGATGAGCAAGGTTGCGAAAGCTCTTGGCAGACTTACTGTCTGACCTCTCTTAAGCCATACATATTCAGGTGGTCCCCAATCGGTCAACATGGTTATTGTCAACATGGGATCACCTTAGATTCTTTCGGCACTCGACATTAAATAGCAGTGCACATACGGCACCACCATTAACACCCGGCGCTGATTGAACCGATTGAAGCTTGCAGGTTACGAAGTCAACGGTATTACCGAGTGTGGGATTATCCCTGACTTCCGCCTCTATTACCGCATAGAGGTCAAAGGCTGTCTGTTCTACGTCATAGTTATTGCCGTCTTGCTGTGCAATAACTACTGCGCATTCAATGTTGTAGACCTCATTGATGTTGATGCGCCTACCGATTGAGGCAGTATCGACAGACTCATAATTAATGTCGCCAATCATAATGGTATTGGCTAGATTGTCTTCCGCCGGTGGACCATAGATTGCCGCTATGTTTGCGTCATAGTCGGTAAGCAAAGCATCTAATCTTTCATGAAGATATGCTTTGGCCTGTCTTGAAGATGTTGGTATTGGGGCAGTCATTTAAGCTACCCCCGGCATTTGAAATGCTTTGTTCTTCAAGAAAACATCTACTTCAGGCACCGGTGATAGAACACCCCTGATACCCGCCACTGTTACGCGGTAGGTGTTGCCGTTCCCATCGGTCAAGCTCTCTGTGTTGGCTGGTGTCTTGTTGGTCTTGGCACCGACCACGTACACAGCAAGCGCTAGGGCTGCTGCTCTGCTGTCCGCAGTCACGTCTAGGCCGTAGTCATAGACAACGGTCGCTGTAGGGCCTGTGAGGCCGGTAAGCACCCCGTCAGGTGTCCAGTCATCCGAGTAGCTAGAGCCATCCACAGTGACCACCTGGCGCACGTCCACCCGGCTTAGGGCTGCTGTGCCTCCCCTGACAGACACCAGCTCGCTACGGCGTCTAGGGACAAAGCCCCGGTTGGTCGCTGTCTCGAACGTTTCCGTTATCTCGTCACGTACCGCCCTCAAAATCTCGGGCGTGTAGGTCTTGGTTAGACCTCTCAAAGTCATTAGCGCTTGAAGCTCTGATACTTCAAATAGATGGGCACCAACTATCTCGTCATAAGTAGTCTCGTCATGGATAGTTCCATTCCATTCAATACTTATAACTCCTAATGTCGATTGGGAAGGTAATGTGAATGAATAGACATTGCCCAACTTAATAGTTGAGCCTGAATGGATAGCGTCGCCATCGGCATTTAATACCGTCACTGTTACTGTTCCGGCATCGGCCACAACATCGTTAACATAGAAGGTATGACTTACGGTTTCACTCTTACCCTTCTTAATCATTCATTCACCTTCTTTCTTCGTGTTCTCTTTTCGGGTGTCTTGACGGTAGCGGTTTCTTTGTTGCTTCCATCAAAAAGCTGGTCAGCCTGATAACCCGGCGCTAGTTCAGCTCTGTTGTTGGCAATCAAAGAGACTGCTTCCGCATGACTTATGCCCATTTCATCGGTGTCTATGACCTCACCTTTTGGCAACCACGGTTTAGCTTCCACTGTCACGCCATAGTTTCTTTTCATTAATAACTTCATCTGACCTCCTTCACAAAGGAACCCCGGCCATATTGACCGGGGTATTCCTCATTGTTTTTCTCTTAGCCTTTAGCTAGCTTCTCTTATGATGCAGCGTGCTTGATTACCTGTACTAGCTGAGGGTCAGTTACGACACCATCAACACGAGTAACAACCTTGATACCTGTCTGGTTGTATTCGGCGTAACGCTCAACTAGAACTTGAGTATCAATACCACCGGCAACTCTTAGGTAATAACCGTTGGCAAAGTCACCTAGAACAACTGACTTGTTGTTGGCACCAATGTTAGGCATGTTCTCATCGAAGATAACCGGAACACCCAATAGAGTTGTAACGCTCTTGGTTGGGTCAACCGCCCATAGACCATTAGTGTCAAGGCTCATGATTGCAGCAAAAGTTGTGCTGTTCATAACCCAAGCAGTCGGGTTAACTACCTTTCCACGTAGAACATAAAGGTTGGCTGCTGTTAGAGCTGAAGCACCAGCGGTAACACCTACTGCCGCACCGCCTGTTGTTGCAAGAACACCAGTCGGCTCATTAGTACCCGTACCGGTTAGAAGCTTTTCCTGAACTTCGTTGGCGATAGTTACACCAGCTTTGTTGGCGATTAGGCCAACTAGGTCAGAAGCAGAATCTTGGATTTGCTGGTTGTCAACTCGAACAATTCCACCTACTAGGTAGGCTGAAAGTTCCTTGACTGTGCCAGTTGTGGTGTCAGGTAGAGCGTCACCTCTAGCAGTCCAAGCGGTATCAATTGTGTCTACCGCAACCGCAGATAGTTTGTTACCTGACTGGTCGTTTCTTATTACAGCACCAGCATTAGTTAGGGTTGCACGGTTGGCAAAGTTGCTCATTACCGCGTCACCGAAAGTCTTGCTTGTGTAGTTACCATCAGCAGAACCTAGAACCGCACGGAATTCTCTTGCAGTAGTGCTGAAGTTTCTTGAACCTCTTGAAGCGAACAATGAACGTAGTTCGTCATTGTCGTTCTTTGCACGGTCGTTGGTTACTACGCGAGGAACGAACAAAGGTGACTTTGCTCTTGCTTCCTCAATTGCTCTTTCTTCTTCTGCCTTAGCAGAAAGGTTGCTAACCTCGGCGGCTAGCTCAGTCATACGGGTTTCTACTTCAGAAACCTTTGTGCGTACTTCCTCGGTAACTTCTGCACCAACTAGCGCAGAACGTTCTTCCTTAGCTGCATCGTATGCCTGTAGAGCTACCTCCAATTCGTCTTTAAAAGACATGGATAAATCATCTCCTGTGTTTTATTTAGTTGTCCTTTCTATACGATTGGACGGTTAGGCTTTAAGCCCTTTCATTCTCCCCCGGATTACTAGAATCTCTGAGGGGTCAAAGTAAGACCCAACGGCATACGTGGTTTTGACCGGCGCAGTGTTGTTGCCTCTAACAGCGGATACTAGATCATTCTGTGCGTCCGCTAAATCTATGTTTCTCATTTCCGCTAGTCGCTCGATGGCTCTTACACCAATGCTTGCGTCTAGGTACGCGGGATAGGTAACCGGGGATACGTCATAGAGAACTACCTCTTTGAGCGTTCTCACCGGGAAGTCATCTTCTGTCAAACCCCAACCATCTTCGATAGTCGAGAATCCGAAGGATGATTGAGTCACGTCACCACGTTGGATTGATTCGTAAATGTCTCTACCTGTTTGCGTGTCAGGTAAGTCAACTTCGTAAAACAGCCCTGTTGAATCCTCGGACATTCTCAACGTACCGGCTTTATTTCTACCTAGCACATGATCAGCGTTGTGATTCCATAAGGCTCTAACGTCTGATTCATTGATAGTCTTGGAGAAAGCTCCACCTTGGACTATCTCGACAAACCCACCGAGGTTCTGACTTCTCTTGTCGAATACCGATGCGTACCCACCTATTCGGAAACCTTTGCCTTCTGCTCTGGTTTCGAACTGTGAATCTATGGTATATCGGATTTCTTTATTATGCATTTTCACCTCCCGGCGAGTCGTCGCCTATTTCATCTATCTCTTTTTGTAACTTTTCTTGTGTCAGATCCGCTTGCGCAGCCTGATCACTCGCATTGAACATCCACTGAGGAACGATCGGTTCGTCAAGACCATTAATAGGCTTGAGACCTTCCAATGCTCTTACTTCGTTACGAGTGCGCCAACCGGCATTGATTGCCTTTGTGTGAGCGTCATAGCGTTCATTGGTTGAACTACGTAATATCGCGTCAAGGTTGAACTTCATTCTCAACCCGGCTGAAAGTAAGAACGTGCTGAATGCGTCTTCAATACGTCTGACCCAAGGTTGCAATGATCTCTGCTGATACCAGAGATTCATTACCTGCAAACCTCTACCGGCCCAAGAACCTGCACTAGCGTCAACCATGAATGCGGGAACATTCAGTAAGGTTGCGAACTTCTGTGCGCTCCACTGGTCGGACTCGATTAGCTGTGCTTGTTGTGGAGTCAAGCTAATAGGCTTGAATGTTGCTCCACCACCAAGAACACCGATCGGCGTTCCACCCTCGGCACTAGGCTTATGGGAATCAGCAAATACCTTACCGATTCGCGCTGCTTCGTCCGGCGATAAATCTTTGCCTGCCTTCTGCGGAATCTCGATCACACCAGCAAGGTTCAAGTTGTGGTCATAAAGACCAGCCGAGTAATCCTGTGCTGATGATGCGGAGCTGACAAACGTAGCTGCTGCCTGTACCGGGGAAATGCCGTAAAGGCTGTCTGGTCCCCCGTAGGCTTTAATATGCAAGATATCGTCTTTAGTCAGCTCACCATCAAACCCTTGCACCGTATACGTTCTAGGGCCGAACCTGACTTCTTGCTTGACCTCTATGTCATCCGGGTGCAATACGTGAAGCTCTAGTATCTTGTTGCCTGACCTCAGTTTGTAGATGTAGGCATTTCCGTAATAGAGCATTGACTGAACTACTTGTTCCCAGAATTCATATGGCGTTTGATCGGCGTTCGGTCTGTCAATCCACTTGGGTCTACTGGTTACTTCAACGTCAACACCGTTGGTTTTTCTATATATGTCAACGGGACTTTGAGCGATGCTGTCAGAGATCGAGTTGAACACACCAATAACTAACGGGATACTCTTTGCTGTTTCTCCCCCGGCTTTCTGTGTTCGACCGTTGCCCCAAAAGTTAAGCCATGACGCTACCGGCCTAGCCCTTGATTCTTTCTTCTTAAATAAGCTCACTCTTCATTGACACCCCCGTCTAATAGATGCCCTAGGACAACCATTGAGAGGCCAGTCAACATAAGTCCAAGCCATAGCGTAATCAGGAAAGCACCAGTGCAGAACGCAGCGACGCCAACCAATTGCAATGCTGTAGTCATGTTTCCTCTTTTCTGCCTCTTGGGAGGCTATTTCATAAACTGAGAAGCAGGGATAAAGAACGCTGATTGTTCTTCTTCCTCGGGTTCATACGCGACATAGACCGCATTAATTAATGCTGCTAGTCCATCGATCTTGCCTTGCGACTTTCCTTTATGGATCATCACCCGGTCAAAGTTGTCACGGGTTAATACGGCATTCTCTACGTTCCACTTCAATACAGGATTCATGCCGTGATATAGGCGCTTGTCCAATACCCATGTCTCAAGCTGAGACGTAGGTTCAGACAGGTTTTTGTAACCCTGCTTGATGTCGATTAGGTCTTGCCCTGTTGCCTTCTCGATACGTTGTGAAAGGTCTCTTGCCCCCCACTTGTCGATACCGATTAGCTCGACATTGAAGTCCTGGCAATCCATGACTACTTGATCAATAACCGCGTCATACTGGATTTCTTCACCATCGAATATGGTCAAGAATCCTTCTGCCTGCCACTCAAGCAATTGATCTGCTGTGACGTTCTTTGGGTTCTCAAGACTCCATTGAGTCATGAAAGCTCTCAGAACTACGGTATAACCGGGGTCATCTGCATTCTCTGGACTACCAGGGAATAGCAAAGCCCAACCTGTCAGGTCTTTCTTTGAAGACAAGTCAAGGCCACCATAAGCCATACGACCATGTAACAACTCTTCTATTACCGGTCCCCCGGACATTCCCGAGTCATACCAACGCGTCTCGTCAAGCCATGATCCACCTTCATTACCCCAAATATTCAGGTAATAGGCTTTGAACCACGGTATCAAGTGAGGCTTTTTCTTAGCCTTGACGTACTCGCCTCTAAGGAACTCGATCGAGTTTGCCTCACCGATAGACGGGTTTGCTTGCTTCCAAACTTCTTCGTTTTCCCAATCGGCATCTTCGTCAAGAGGTCGCATGAAAACCAAGTGCTGTTTGTTCTTTGACTGGTCTTCAAATACCTCTTTGTCTGCCTGCCATTCTTGATATCCGAACTTGTGTCGGTTCTTGTAACCGGCAGTAGAGATACCAATGAACAAAGGTTCGGCTGTAGAGCCCTGACCACCAACCAGTGAGTTGATAAAGTCGGAACTCTTTTGAACGGCCAACTCATCAATAATGATGGTGGTCGGTTCGCTACCAAGTTTTACGTCATCACCTTGGGCCACAACCTTCAAGATGCTTCCCGTTGGCACGTGCTCAATCTGTCGCCAACCATTACGGATCTTGAATATCTTCGGGTTGTTCAGCCACTTGTTAGCCTTAATAAACCCCTTGGCTTGGGTGAATATCTGTTCCGCTTGACCACCGGTCAAAGCACCACAAAGGATGGTGGCCTTACCCGGCATGTCCATAGACAGCAAGTAGATTGCCAACGCTGCTATAAGCGTGGTCTTACCGTTCTTACGCGGAATCCATATGTGCGTACTGCGGTACTGTCTTACGTGTCTTCGAAGTTCCTCGGAATAACGAACGGTCCCGAACAACTTCGTAATGTGCTCTTGTTGCCATTCAAGCAACGTCATTTGTTTACCCTGGTTGAATCCAGAGCTTAAGATCATTGCGTTCTGTAGGAAGTCGGTTACCTGTTGCGCCCTTGACTCATCGAAAAGGTATTCGGTGTCATGTGCGTTGTCCGGTCTCCAAGGTGCGTAGGTTAACAATCATGGTCACTTCCTCAACAGCGCACGCATGTAATCAGGGACTTCTTCAGTCTCTTCTGACTTGTCCTCTTGCGCTAAAGCTTTCTTGTCAGCGGGAGTGAATCCGAATCTCTTGGAGATTTCCAATATGGTTTGATTGCAGCCCTGTTGAATCAAGGTCGCTGGATTTCTCGCGTATGTATCCTGGCGAGAATCAACGAGTAAGCCTTGCTCATCTATCGCGGTTTCACACTCGTCACGTCTCTTTACCGCAATACAATATGATGCATACGGTTGCACATTCTGCGCTACGTCGTATTCATTCTCTTTCATGTACGGCAATAATCGGTTCCATTCATCAAGTGCTTTTCCTATTACTGAATCTGGCGCATCAAAGGCCATATCATTCACCCCTTCCCGGCATGTTTTATTCATTCATCGTGCATACCCATACATGACCCGTGTTTGTATCAACTTTTGTTTATGCAGGTCAGTTTTTTCACAGAACCAAATGACGCGGGTCTAGACATAGGTACCCTCTAGACTTTTTTGGACTGCATGGGGGTACCCTATGTATGATTATGCATTGTATGTGCATAGTGTTTTATTCATTTATTTTCTATTTCAAATCAAAGAATGAATGATAGTAGGACCATGTGTGTCTATATATATGTCATTGGTATTGCTTACTACTCATCTCCTACCCCTTCCCCGCCGTACTACCTACCGTCTATACCTGGTTACTCTGTGTATAAGTTGGAGTGGATTAGGTATGTGTGCTAGCTTGCTCGCAAGCAAGACGAACTAGCCGCCGAGTAACCGCACACATAGGGGATGACATGGGTAAGCGCATCATCTGGACGTCTGACCTTCCGGACGCCAAGGGCAACTACAACGAGGTTGGCGACCCTGACGAACTTCAGAAGGTGTTCATCGGCATCGGCGGTGACGTGCACCAGCTCGACCTGACCGAAGGTGAGGCACAAGCCTTCCTCAAGTCAGTTCAGAAGTACGTGGATGCTTCGAAGAAGGCTCACGCTGAAGATGATGTGAAGGTGTTCGAAGATGTCTTTGACACCAAGCAGGGCTACCGCAAGGCTGCCTTCTCCTCTGGCGCTGCCCGTACTGCTGGCACGGCCGGTACTGCTACCAAGCCGAGCATGACCGGCGCTGAGATTGCCGCCAAGGTTGACGGCCTGGTCTGGCGCAAGGCTGCCAAGTTCGGCAAGAAGGATGGTGACGCGGTTCCCGAGTCTTCCAAGGGCTTGAAGGACTTCGTCATTGCGATGGGCCAGGACGCGGGCAGCACTCGCATTCCCAACGAGTCCTACGCTGCTGCCATTGATGCAGCCATTGAGCAAGGCATCATTGGCAAGGCCGGTGACGACGAAGGTTCTGACGACAAGTCGGACGACTGACACCTAGCTGACTGCGGTCAGCAGCTCGACACTCAAGCCCCCCGGTGCCTGTCTGGTGCCGGGGGGCTTGCCGTATGTGCCTTAAACCACGATCGCTGTATTGGCCTCTGAGAGCGTCTGTGAGCCACTAGAACCCCTCTCGGGTGTACTGACCCTACCTAGGTCAGTCTGTTTCGTCTGTGTCCCTCTGGGAGCCCTTGTTTCTGGCCTCATCTATGGCTTCATTAATAGGTCTCAATGATTCGAAGTAATCTCGCATCTGTCCCTTAACAACATCGTCACTATCGCCAATAACCCTTACAACGACTTGCTTGACTCGATCAGATGAATCTTTGTTATCTAGTCTGCGATCTTCTCTCATTCTTCCTCCCCGAGAAAAGCGCCTAGCATTGTTTGGCGCTTAGGCTTATCATTATCTTTCAACTGATCAGTATTGACTCTTACTGTCACTGTCTTACTTTCTTTTATCAAGCTAGGGTCTAGCGCGCTAGCCATCTGCAATAGTAATTGCACTACTTGTTGTTTATCTCTTTCGTCAAAGGTCAGGGATACTTTGCCTTCTCCCCCGGCTATTTGAAAACCTTTAAGTGTTGGTATCATAGTGCACGAACCATATTTATTGAACAGTCTAATACTTTCGGCATCATCTTGTACGTCTTCTAGTGTCTGGTCTCTCTGCTCTTCATACTCGAATGTCTCGGTAATCTTTGCTGCATTATACTTTCTAATAATCATTGCTATTCCATTCCGGCCACCACTGGCCTTCTTTATTTTCTCCCCTTGGAGAATCCTATATACCAAACATGTATCTGTATGGCTTACCTGCTTTGCTTCGGAGAAAGGCTCTAAGCTCTTTCTCTGTTGTCTGTCCGTATGGCTTCTTAGTGAACTTCTCAACTTCTCTTCGATAGCCCCCCGTTAAATTTTCAACGCTCATAGTTCCTTATTCCCTCTTGCATAGTTGCAATGGGAATGTGCCGGAGCGAGATTATCAATTGAATGATCTCCTCCCATACTTCTCGGGATGATGTGATCCGCAGTATCAGCGCCGGACAGTCCGCATAAGTGGCATATATCGCTCATGCCTAATACCACTGCCCTATTCTTCTGATACTCGTAACCAAGCCCTCTTTGTGTAGATGATCCACGTTGGTGCTCATAGTGTCGTTTGCATTCAGCACAACGACCACGGATTACTATTCTTCTGCAACCCCCCGCACATAATCTCTTGACTGCGATCACCTTACTTCTTCGACTTTCCTATAGATTTGAGACGCTTACCGCATTTAGGGCAATTGCCTTTGTTCTTGCTGCTGTAGCGCTTATAAATGCACTTAAAGCAGACCAGTATGTAATCACCTGGTGACATGTCAAATCTTCTCGATTCTAATAATGAGCCTATCCAGCTCGTCGTCTGTTGTAATCATTTCGATTACCTTCGGAGGAACGTTATGTTCCGCCGCAATATGAAATAGTCGCAAGCGATATTCCTTGATTCCGAATACAAGATCGAAATACTTTTCTTTCCATGTATCTGCTTCGTCTTCAAGCGATTGAACCTTACTTGAAAGCTTGTCGATTAATTGTTGATGTTTGGATACTTGTTCTCTAAGTTCTCTTCTATAGGATCTACCGCCATTACTCCAGACGGCTATTAATCCTGCTAATCCCCCGCCGGATATAACACCTATGATTGCGAGGATAATTTCTACGCCCATTCATAGGCACATCCTTTCGGTTAATTTGACTAACCCTCGGTATGGGGAACCGTTTGCGCCACCGAAAAGGAATTTGAATAAAAAGTGGCAGAAACGAAAGCAAAGGCTCAACCCATACCGAGGGTTAATATTGATGGGATCTTTTTGTAATACTTCTGATCCCTCAAATCCAGAAAGCCCGATCGGTAAGGAGAGGAGCGTTAGCTTAAGACTTCTGGATACCGGGGAATTATTTTCCCCTCTACTTATTAATAAGAGGGTGCACCCCGTAGAGTGCACCCACCTTTTGAAACTTTCTTCAGATTATTTATTGCTACCCCTCAGAACGGCCCTGAGAGCTTATTACCTTATTAATGGGGTGGTTGTACCCTAATCCCTATTCATTAAGCCGTAGGGCTGATCTAGACCCCTTACCAGTCAAAGCCTGACGGCTCGACCAGTCCAGTTCTCACTAACGCTTGCTCTGCGATTTCATCGGCGGTACCCGTAAAAGCGCCATCTCTTACCGAGGTCATAGCGACGCTCATTGCATTGACGATTCTTGAATCACTGATTCTTGACTTAGCTGATTCTTCCTTTAAGCGACTGCGGATCTTTGTTCTGATATCCGCATAGTAACCTTCGGACCCCGGTAGATTCTCTGAACTCACCCCGTTTATTTCACTCACTGACCCTATGTTCTCAGAACACACCCCCTCTTTCTTTGCTGGCACTTTAAGTACTCCATTAGAATCAAGGATATATGTATCAGTCAAGGAATAAGTAGGGGGTACGCTAGTCGCTCTGCGACTAGCCCCAAACATTTCTTTTCCTTTGGAGTCAAGGAGGTTCATTGAAATAACAATGCCGCCCGGCTTTGCCGGGCTTACTTCTTTATTCTCTTCTTTGATCATTAGTAGTTCCTTAGTTGTTTGTGTGTTGTCAGAACATACCTCCTGTGTTGTCAGAACATAGGGGGTGTGTTGTGAGGACATACCCCCTATGTCGTCAGAACATAGGGTAGGCATTGCGAGGTCGTAGTATTTACGACCGTCTTGCTTATCCTTTGATGAATCGTGAGTCATTAAGCCAAGCTCTTCTAGTAATTGGAAGACCTGACCTACGGTTTTATTCGACATATTGAAGTCTTTTGCGAGCTTAATTTGAGAGCAGTAAATGCCCTCTCCTGTTGTCCAATCAGCGTACTTTTGTGACAGGTGATAGGCGATAAATCCAAACGAAGTACTCGCCTTTAATACAACCGGCTTACCGGTGGCAGTGGTTACCTTGACTTCTGTTTGCTCACTAACGTGAGTATCAATTATCAAAAGCCATTCTCTTTTACTGTATTCAATCATTGTGGTTGTCTCTTTCTCGACATATAAAAGACCCCAAGTGCGGACAACCACGAACGCACTTGGGGTCTTCAAGTCTTTATTTGAAGTAAGCTGAAATGTTCCTTTCGGAGGTGGTTGTCTTTCGCTTCTACTTCTATTATCCGGATATTCTTCTATTTGTCAAATCGCCGGATGATTATTAGGAACGTTTATGGTTGGACTAAAGTCCTCTTTATCCGGGCCTAAAAGGCTTCACCGGTAATTCTCTCTGACCTATCCATTGTATCATTGTTGACCGGGGATACCTAGCCACATTCGCCGTATGACCCCCTAGCAGGGCCGTAGAGCCTCCCTGACCCCTCTTGGGTACAGGCATATAGGCAAGGGCTTAAAAGTCCTTCTATGAAGTTTCCGCAGGTCAAACTATGTTACTTATAGTCGCACGCATAGATACCATGATCATGTCAAGGGCCGTTACCCATACTTGATTAGATGCTCCTTGATTGCATTAGTGCTGCTCTTTGCATTGCTTATGCCCGGTCAAACCATAGCGTTTATTAATGTAACGGGGTATACAATCACCCCACCCGCTATTTTTAATAACGCAGAATCGCTATAGGTAACGATGTGATCTCGGTAACACTTTCCTAGAATAGCCCATAATAGCCACATTTTTACACAAACAATGGAAATATATGATATACTATATATAGATGGTCGGTAAGGACCACAAATAGGAGAAAAACAAATGAGAGAAGTAAGCTATTCATTACTAGCAAAGAAGTACGGGGATTATGACATCCTTTCTGATGGTCGCATTTACTCTTGGAAAAGACGTAAGTTTCTATCGGATAGAGCCTCAACCACATATCAAGAAGTTTGCTTGATGATTGAAGGCAAACGAGAACAATGGAAAGTTCATCGATTAGTGACAGCGGCTTTCTACGGACCATTACCCGAGGGGATGCAAACAAGACATCTCAATGGAAACAGTCGGGACAATAGACTTAGTAACTTGGCTTATGGAACACCAGCAGAAAACATTGCAGACAAAGAACGTCACGGAACAATGTTGAGAGGAACGGATACGCCAATGGCATTATTCAACAAAGAGCAAGTATTAGAGATCAAAGAGGCCCTATCAAACGGTGTCCACTATACAGAAGTAGCAAAGCAGTACGGCGTAAGCGAATCGGTTGTTTACTGTATCGCCAGAGGAAAGACCTATAAGAATGTCGGACCATCACTCTTCATTTCATCTCCGGACAGAATGACCAAAGAGCAAGAAGCAAAGCTAGTCGAGTTGGTTTATGATGGTAAGACAATCAGTGAGATAGCGGAAGCAATCGGTTATAACGTAGGTGCCGTATCACGCAAGTTCAAGAGACTAAAGGGAAAATCAATCAGAGAGTTTAGGAAGGTAGCAGCATGAGCGAAATAAGGATTACTTCTGTAGCGGCGGAAGATAAAGAGAGAATTGAAAGATGGGCAAGAGCGCAGAACTTGCGATTGACAACGGCGGTAAAGAAAGCACTTTTAGATACCGTAGATCAATGGGAAAGGGGAGAGAATGTTGACAATGGCTGATCAGTTCACCTTTGACTTCATGCGAGCTAGCGCAGATGTCGACAAGATCGCCCGTAAGATTATTATTACATCCGGGTTTGATCCATCTAGATATTTGGAAGACATCGCACAAGATGTGCGACTGTATATGTACGAGAGAATAGATAGACTGAAAGAACTAGTAGTATCCAAGAGCTATCAGAATGCGGTTATCAAGCACGCTACATTGAATGCCTTGCTTCCATTGAAGCGGGAAAGAGAAATGCAAGTAGAGTCAACGTACCCACGTTGGTGGATTAAAGACAACCTGGATGACCTGTTAGACGGATTGTCAACACCGACTTATGCGTACGTAGAAGATAAGCTAACAGATGCCAAAGTGAAACAGATAGTAATCAACGGTCATGATGAACAAGACCTAGCAATACAGGTTGATTTCAACCGTGCCTTTACTTCCTTGACCGATAAGCAACAGGAAGCATTATCAAAGGACAGAGAGACTGCAAGCGATAGATCAGCATTCAGTAAGGCACTAGACAGGCTTCACCTGGCAATGAATAAGCCGGGGAAAATCAAGGAGGAACAATGAGAATAGTAAGAGAGTACGAACTAGCACACAGGAGAGCACTACGGGCAAAGATGGGTATTGACTCCGACCCTTTCGCAAAGATTAAAGAAATGATTGCAAAAGTGGATGAGCTTCTAGACCAGTTTGAATCGGCAGTGAATCACTTAAGATGACACGAATTACAGATTGGAACCAACGACCGGCAATCGAATTACCCGGATGGTTCAAGCAAGTACAGAAAGATAGCAAGACCATCACAGTATGTGGTGAAACGTTCAAAACTAAGGAGAATGAAAATGGGCAAGATTGAGCAAGTAAGAGCCGAGGTTGATAAAGGTAACCAGGGAAACCTAGACCTTAGCTTAGTCATTAAGTTAAAAGATGGTGAGCCATGCAGTCACGGATATGCAAGAGGCACCATCAATGGAGTTGATATATCCGATTTAGTGAGAGTGGATGTGAACCGACTTAGTGCAAGTGACTTACTCGGAGAAGTCCGAATAGTATTCTTCCTTGACTATGGGGACTATGAAAATGAGTGAGAATGGATGGAAGGCGGTAGCCGATTTGGTAAACGGTGGGTTTGCGGTTGGTTTCGAAGTAGATTCAGGCATGAACCCGGTGAATGTAGTTGCATTAGATGACACTACAGTAAGAAGATTCTCAATTGAGATGGAAGTAGCAGAAGAAAAAGAATAGGGAATGGGCAGCCTTAGGGCTGCCTCCCTCTAGGAGAAAGGTAAATGGATGACGTAGACAAGCTAGCGGAGCTAGCCGAGAAGATGAAAGCAATTGAGCAAGGGCTAGGCAAGAGAGCGACTAGAGAAGAAACTCTAGAGGCATTCATTCAAGCTCTAACCAAAGAAGCTGAAGACGATGAATGATTGCCACTGCTGGCACAGCTTATACGGTAATCACCAGTGTAGCGGAGGCTTAGACTTAATAAGCCTGTCCCCCGGAATCACTATTAACGTATGTCAACAATGCAGAACAAGAATAACACAGCAGAGCGAAACAATGAAGAGGTACCGCTCTCAATAATGATACAATAAGGGTGGACACCAATAGTGCCCACTCCCTTTTTGGGAGATATTATGAAGAATAGAAAGGAAAAGAACAAAATGGATGACAAGAAAGCAAAAGATGGGGAGCTTGAAACTCAATCGACACCCTATGACCAGTGGGATTATAGGATTGAAACCAGAGGTCTAATCTATAAACAATTCACTATGGGTTACATGCAAGGTCTCGGAGTATTCCCCGCGATATTGATAGACAACTACGGCAGTCAAGATGAGTCATATGAAAGACTTCAGGTATGGGTTACAAAGCAAGTAGACGAGACATTGGTAAGTGACTTTCAGGCTATGGCCGATGCACTACCCGAGGATTCACCGCGTAAAGCTACATTCGCCTATATAGCAAATATGGTCGCATCGGTTTACGACTCATACGTTAATCCGCCCGACTGGTCAGACTTGCCATAAAGTGGACACTTTAGCCAACGTAACGACCATTGCTAGAACAGACCGAACGTGATTGGATGCGCGACATGAAAAAGAGCCACAAGATAGCAGCATGGATCACCGGTGCGATTCTCGTTGCCGTACCTCTCACACTCGGCTTGACCGGCTATGAGCCTGAATTCAGTGCTGACGAAGAGAGAGCTTATGACAGAGTTGTCAAGCTCTACACCGGGAAAGAAGCTATTAATACTTTTCCTAAGGCAGATGTGGTCAATGATATTAATGAGTTTTGCGGAAATCTCACCAAGCACGAATACCGGTCGGATGCTGCACAGGCTACCGACTTTGTGACTGATGAGTTGAGCTATGAACTTTCTCTGATCTATGGCGTAGAGGTTATTTGCCCCGATGATTGGAGTAAGGCAAAGAAGATGGAATAGTGAGGATGGATGGAACCTACAGAAGGGATATGGGTTGACGAGATAGACGCGATACTGTCAAGGATGGTATTCGATGACAAGACAGCCCGAGATATCAAGACCATATTGCAGCAATAGAAAACCCCCGTGAGCAGACTTACACTCACGGGGGTTTTGCTTAGGCATTACCTAGTGGCTAGTCAGGAAACACAAGCTGATCGGGATGGAACCTAGTTCCCTTTGCCCCCGTAGGCTTGACACCAACCACCGGGAACAAACGCTTGATAGTTGCTCGCTGCTGGTCAACACTCGCGTTGAAGAAAGCTTGAGCGTCATCTACAGGCAACTTGGCTTGCTTGGCAGAGGTCTTACGCAATGCCTTGATTTTGTTCTCGGCATCCTGGCGAACGTCAACGAAGTCGGCAAGAGTAATCATCTCTGCCTTCCATGCGTTGCGTGCCTCATCAATCTTGCGTTCTAGCCTTTCAATCTCCTTTGCATTGTCATCGTCTAGCGGTACGTCCTTGACTGCCGGAAGCATCTTGATTGCTTTGTAGGTCAGGGAGATCATGAATTCGTCAACAGCCTTCATGTTGCGGACAATCTTTCCACAACCACCACGACTGACATTGCAGTAGTAACTAGGTGCCTTACCCCCTAGTCCCTTACCGCAGAGGTCACAGACAAGAATGCTGGTAAGCAAGTGCTTACGGGCAGTGTTGCGGGAATACGGTTCATTGTTCTCAACCGCAGTCAGGATCTCGGCGTGCTCTTCGACAGTGAAAATCTTCTCCCACTTGCCTACTCCGACAACCTCACCTTTGAATGCCCTCAATCCAGCGTGCGTAGGGTTGGTAACCATCTTGATGAGGTTCTGACTTTTCCACGGCTTACCCGAGTAGGGCAATCTGCCAGCAGCATTGAACTCTTTGCACAAGGCATAGGCAGATTCACCCGCAATCATTCGCTTGCGTGCCTCTTGCAAGAGCTTCTTTTCCTCGGGAACCGTAGCCGAGAAGTCATAGACATAACCATAGGTGCGGTTCTTTGAGATCGGGGGTTCCCCCGCTTCCGCACGTTCGAGCTTCTGCCTTGATACCCGTCTGGCAGTATCGGCAGATGATTTGTTTGCAATGCTTACCAGGATACGGGCAACCATCTTCCCGTTGTCCGTACTCAAGTCGATCTCACCGGTTACAACAGCATTGGGAATCCCAGTTTCCTCAACAATGTCAATGAGGTTTTCAAGGTCTCGGTTCTGCCTTGCAACACGGTCAAGGTCATAGGCAATGATGCCATCAATGACCCCTGACTTTAGATCAGTGAGAAGCTTCTCCCACTCATCGCGCACAACATCTTTCTTGTACGCGGATACATCATTGTCACAGTAGATGTGACTAGAGGTTCCCCACCTTTTAAGGTCAGCAACCTTCAAACAGTCTTTCGTTTGCCTATCGACACCCGCAGTCTCATCTACCGTACCAGGTAGAATCTCCGAGATACGTACATAGACACCCGCATTCTTGGGTATATAGCCCTTTGGGTATCGCAT